TATCAAATATGCTAGTTGCGATATGAGCAACAGCGTATTCTATAAGAAGTCAAAGGTATGCTATAAAAAATACATTTTCAAGAAGTTTTTGGAAGTGAAAATATAATATAAATGGAAACAAATCCAATTTCATAACAGTTATCAAGAGGTGGTAGTTAGTAAAATTTCTTGAAATTGCGTAGATATGGGAATATAATTTTATTTATTTGTAAAAAAATATAAATTATGCCTTATCATCCTAATCCTGACATAAGTAATAATCAGGCACCAATATATGATGTTAGCTTGTCTTATGAAGCTCATGGTAAATGTCATAACACAACTGTTTTATCTGCTCATACAGGTATAACTACCTTTACTGCAGGTAATGATGATGTTGGAGAGGGTAATGGGTGGAAAGTAGTTTTTTTAGAAAACACAACTTGTTCGCGTTTTGTAACTACTAATATTCCTCTTGCACAATCAGCAGCTTTTACTACTGCAGGTTTTGTCTTTGTAAAGGGTTTAGAAGTTATGGCTGATATTACTGAAATGAGAATTATTGAAGGTACTTGCATAATTTATAAAAATTGTAATCAATCTTAAAAATATAGATATGCCTTGTAAAGAATGTGAAAATGGAAAATACAAATTTGGAGAAAATGGAGAATGTCAGTATGATACCCTAGAGGATTGCGAGATGGCTAATACCGAAAAATATTTAGAAGAAACTTTAAAACCAAAAACAAAAGAAATCGTACATGACCATGAATATCATTTTACAGATGATGATATGGAAGATTTACACACATCAGGAGAGCTTTATGTTACTGTAGAAGGAGAGAATGGTGAAAAAATGATTTTACTATTTACTTATCACCCTGAAGGACATGATGAAGAAGAAAAGAAAGATGTAGAAATAGAAGATGAGCATAAGAAAAAAAGATATAATGAACTCACAAACTCTATGCTAGATGAAGAGCTAGATTCTTATATTGATAAGCTTACTGACTCTTTAAAAAAATTATAGTATGGCAGAAACTTACAGCGATTATCCAAAAGGAGCTACCAATAATGCTAGAAGAGCAATTAAGTACAAAGAAGAAAATGGTAGTAAGTGTGGAACTCAGGTTGGGTGGTCAAGAGCTCGTCAGTTAGCAAACAGAGAACCACTAACAAGAAGAACGATTGCTCGTATGGCTAGCTTCAAAAGACATCAACAACACAAAGATGTGCCTTACGATAAAGGCTGTGGAGGTATAATGTGGGATGCTTGGGGTGGAGATGCAGGTGTTAATTGGGCTATAAGAAAATTAGAGCAAATAGACAAAAAAAATTCTTTTAAAAACGAAGAGAAAAAGAAAAAAATAGAGATATCTGAAAGAATGGAAAAAGCTCTAAATAATAAAATGGTAAAACACAATGAAGATGTTAAAGACCTAAAAAAAGATTGGAACCCAAAAGTAACAATGGCAAAATTAAGAAAGTGTTTTGTAAGAGGTGTAGGAGCATACTATACAAACCCTGAAAGTGTAAGAGAAAATGTAACAGGGCCTGACCAATGGGCTTTAGCTCGCTGTAATTCTTTCCTTTATGCTTTGAAAAATGGTAGATATAGAAGTGGTAAGCACGATACAGACCTTTTGCCTGAAGGACATCCAATGAGGAACACAAAAAAAGAAAAAAATAATTTAGATTCTGAATTTCATAATCACATAGAAAGATTGACAGAAGCTATAAAAAAAATAAAAAATGGGTAAAGACGAAAGACATAAATTAAGAGAAAGTAATTTAAATAAACTTAACCCTTACAAAGAAACAGCACAAAAATTTTTTCCTAATGGTGGAAAGATAAATACAGAGGGTAGAAAGAAAGGTGGGAAAAACAATGTTAGTGTTACTAAAATAAGTAGAAACGCTTTAACATGGGCTTTAGAAGGTCATTCAACAAAAATCAGAATGGCTTTGGATAAGTTATACGACCAAAACCCTGAAGCTTATATTAATGCAATAACAAAATTATTGAATTATACAGTTCCAAAACTATCATCATCAGAAATAAACGACAATACTACTAAAAAAGTAAAAATAGAGTTGAATGATGATGTAAGTATAGAAGAACTAAGAGCTAAACTAGATGACCTCAACAGCTAATGATGCAGCACTAAAATTTGCACTAGAAAAAAAATTATGCGAATTATCTTTTTATGAGTTTTTTAAAAAAGCTTGGCATATCGTTGAACCTAGTATTGAGCTTTCTACTAATTGGCATCATAAATATCTATGTGATGTTTTACAAGAGGAAGCAGAAAGAATAATAGCTAACAAACCAAAAACGAAAGATATAATTATAAATATACCCTTTCGTTCTACAAAGTCTCTTTTAGTAACAGTAATGTTTCCTGTATGGAGTTGGATTAGAAACCCAAAATTTAGATTTATAACAGCTTCATATTCTGCAGAACTTTCTATAGAACACTCAACTAGAAGTAGAGATATAATAAATTCAAAATGGTTTAAGGATAGATGGGGAGAAGTGTTTCACATAAAAAAAGACCAAAACCTAAAATCAAGATATGAAAATAATTTTTTGGGGGTGCGAAGGGCGACAAGTGTAGGTGGAACAGTTACAGGGCAGGGGGGAGATTTTTTGTTGGTAGATGACCCTGTATCACCCCAAAATGCAGCATCAGAGATAGAGAGAGAAAATGCAAACGAATGGTATAGAACAACATTCTATTCAAGGCTAAATAATCCTTTAACAGGTGTTAGAATAGTTATTATGCAGAGAATACATGATAACGATTTAAGTGGCTTTTTATTGTATGGTAATGACACAAGATTAAAATACAAGCATATTTGCATACCTGCAGAATTATCAAATGATGTAAAACCAAAATCACTACAAGATAAATATGATGAAAATGGTCTTTTTTGGACAGATAGATTTAGCAAAGATATACTAGAAGATTATAAACAAGCTTTGGGAAGTTATGGTTATGCAGGTCAGCTTATGCAAACACCTACTCCTCTAAACTCAGGAATGATAAAATCAGAATGGCTAAAGATAGATAAATATAAATTAATGGAGGTTGGAGAAAAAACAACAGTTGATTTTGTGATTGACCCTGCATATACATCTAACGAAAAGAATGACCCTTCTGCACTTTTAGCATATATTTACAAAAATAATAAATGGCAAATAATTGATTGTATAAATGTATATAAGGAGTTTCCTGATTTAGTAAAATTCATACCACAATGGGTGCAAAAGAACGGATATACAAACAGAAGTAGAATTTATGTAGAGCCAAAGGCATCAGGAAAGTCTATTGTTCAAACACTACAAAAAGAAACAGGATTGAACGTAAGAGAAGATAAGCCACCATCAAAAGACAAAGTTGCAAGAGTTCAGGACATATCTGCAACTTTAGAATCAGGTAGAGTAAGTTTGTTAGTAGGAAAATGGAACGAAGAGTTTATACAACAGCTTGTAAAGTTTCCTTCTTCAAAACATGATGACATGGTAGATTGTTTAGTTATGGCAATAAATAAAAATATGTGGAACAGAAGTAAAATTGTATATTTTAATTAAAATATGCTCATTTCCAAAAACTTCTAGTTTTATACTAAAAAAAATTATAATATTGCGAAATAAATGGAAAAACTTTATGAAAATGTATAGCTTAAATAAAAAACACGCAAAACTTCTTGAAAAATACATGAAGTTTATACAAGGCGTGATTTATGAAGCTACAGAAGATTATAATTCAGATAAATTTTGTGATTATAACGAAATTTTAGCAAACATAGTCAATTACGTCAATGCTTTTAAAAAAATGGTAAAGACAAGTGATAGGCTAAATGAATGGGCATATATGATACCTAATTTAATTATGTATTCTAGTATGGGGTTTTTAACAGGTATAAAAAATAAAAGAAATTGTGAGCATATTGAAAAACTAAGTGAACTTCTTTTTGAAAAGACACTAGATTTTGTAGGAGAAACTTCTGATATATTGACTGATATAAAAACAAGAGATGAAATTCAAAAAAGATTACTTAAAATAAAAAGAAAAACAAATGAGCTTAACAGTTAGAATTAAAGAAATTGACACCAATGAATATGCAGATGTTGAAATTCCAACAGAATGGAAAGACATGACACTAGAGTGGTATGTTGATTTGTTGCAAATAATAAAAAAACACACTAAAGCTGCTGAAACAAAAGAAAAATATCTTGAAGAAGCTTATATAGATAGTGAGTTTTACGAAAAAATAATTGAAGATACAGAGTTTTTTAATGAAACACTATTGAATCAAGATATATTTAGTTTTATAACAGGAATGAAAAAAGAAAATGTTAAAAAAACAAAAATAGAAGAGGTAAATAAAGTTTTAGAAGTTTTAAATTATCTCACAAAAGATTATGAACCAAAAGGAATTGATAGATTTGAATTGGATGGAGATACATATTATTTTCCACAAGAATATCTAAAAAATAACACTTTTGGAGATTTTATAGAAACATCTCAACTTGACAAAAGCATAGAGCAGTTTAAAAATGGAAGATTTGATGTTTTACCTCAACAAATGGCTATACTGTGTAGAAAAGCAGGAGAGCAATATGATGAAGATGCAGTAGATGAAAAAACAGAAAAATTTAAAAAATTAACAATGGACAAAGTATTTGAGTTCGCTTTTTTTTTGACCAATCAAAATCCAAAATATTTGACACTTTTAAATATGTATTTGGGGAAAAAAGAGATAGTTTGATGGCAGTAAAGACTAAAGGGTTGTTTAAAACGTATGTAGAGCCATTTGGATGGCTTAACAGCCTATATCTATTGGCTGAGAAGGGTGTATTCAACAAACCAACAGAAAATCCAATAGAAAGCGTTAAAAACACTAACTTATATAAAGTTTTGACGTATTTAAGTTGGGTAAGTGCAAAAAATGAGTATGAATCAAGGGTTAGTGAAAAAATTGCAAACCCAAATAAGGTAGATGTGTAAATGGCAACAATAAAATTAACAGACATTGTAGAAGTAATGAAATCTAAATGGATTTATGGAGATAAAAAGTTTGGGTTCACAGAAGAGTTTAATGATAATCACAACACAATATACCCATCTTTGCTTGTTACACCTCCTGACTCTGTTTTCCCTGAAGTTGGTGTAAATAGTGGTTGGGAAGAGTATAGTTTTCTAGTATATTTTTCTGACCTATACACACGAACTGACCAACAAAACGAAACTATTGACCAAAGGTGGGAAAACTTACAAGATTTAGCAACAGAATGGCTTGATGATTTTTTGAAACATTATCAGGCAGAAACAACTAATGCTGCACCTATACAAGCTTTTTTGCAAGATGAGAGTTTAACATTAGAAAGAGTTAAAGAGGTAGCTAATGACCAACTGTTACAAATAAGAATGTCTTTCACATGGAAGGTGTTTAGTAAATGTTTCAGACCTGTTTCAACTTCTCCAAATACTATAAGTGATTTAGTGGTGTGGTTGAGAGCAGATGCAGGCACTACATTCACTCCACCATTTAATGATGTTTCTATATGGCAAGACCAATCAGGTAATGATAACTCTGTTAGACAAAGCACAAAAGCAAATAGACCTACAAGATTGACATATGGTGGGGCAAAAGATAAAACTAGAATAGTTTTTAGTGGTTCGCCAAAAGAATTTGTTTCTTCAAACAACTGCCCTATAACAGGTAATGACTTGTCTATCTTTTATGTTGCAAAAGCAGACGCAACAACTACATTATTACAAAGAGTTGTGGGTTATAGAGAGGGTGGAGATAGGTTGAATTTTGGTGTAAATTCTTTAGGAAGAGTTAATTTTAAAGCCTTAGATGATAATGGTGATGGTGATAACTTAGTTACAGGCAACACAGAGTTAGGAACAGTAAATCATATAGCTTGTGCAAGAATAAATGATTTGACTTTTCACTTACAATATAACAACAATACCGAGCACACAGTAACAGCTACTGCTTTTAATAATTCTAATGGCTTTAATCAAGCACCTTTTAATGTAGGTCATATAGATTTAGGTGCTGCAGATACTTATTTTAGAGGACATATACAAGAAATAATAATTTATAATAGATTTTTAAGTAATAATGAAAAAGATAAAGTGGTGGATTATTTAAATAAAAAATATAAAATATATTAAGATATGAGTTATGGAATAAATGGAACAATAAGTTTTTTGTTAGACCCAAGTAATGAGAGTGCTAGTAGCCCTAATAGACAAAATAATTACTATCTATCTTATAGTAGATTATTAAGTGCCAATCAACCATTAGTATTTAGTATACTTTGGCAGTCAGGTCTTATAACAGAATCAGATGAACCTTTGGCTAGTAATTATAGTGGTGGGGATGGAGATGTGATTAATGTTTTGTTTGATGTTTATGCAGTTTCAAATAAAGATGATTCTGTTTTTCCTGCTGATTGGATAAAAATTGCTACAATAAGAAAATCAAGAGACATAAGAAATGTTGCAAACATTGACCCTATAGATGGTGGTGATGGTAGAATTACAAATTATGGACATAAATTTACAGTAGACATAAGTGAGATATGCAAAGATTTGGTTAGTTATTCTTTAATACCAAATGGTAAGGGAACTTGGAATAATCCAAACTATGGTGGTTTGAATGGTGGTTTAAAACCACAAGATAATTTAAATGAACCTGTTTGGAGTAATGATTTTATTCAGTCATATAATGGTGCATATAGAGCAATTAGAGTGCAGGCTAGAACAGAAATTTTACATTCTAGTGGCATAGTCAGAGAAGCTACTAATTCAGGTAGTTATAAAAACAGTTATACAGCCATAACTCTTATTAACAATGCTTTTGACCCTTACAACTTTTCTTATCTACCTGCTCAAAATTTTGGCTCTATATATGGATATATGCAAAGTGGGTGGGGAACATCAAGAACTTATGCTAGACATCATCAAAATGCAGCACCAAACTTTACTTACGATATGCCTACGCCATCTAATAGAATAAAATTGGGTAAGGAGGTAAGAATGACAGATACTTTAGAGCAGCTTCAATGGTTTCAAGAAAAAGCAAACAATGAAGGTGTATATAGCCAACATGGCGACCCAAACAATAATTCTGATTTAGTAGAAGATTTTTATATAGAGGTAACAGCATATGATGAATCTCATAATGCATTAAGAAATGGTAGATTGTTTGATTGGAATAGAAACTTAAAACCTAAAACCACAATAAATGGTGTTACAAATGTTTATGAGAGAAGTCAAAGAAGAATGTGTGCTCAAAATGTTTCACCTGTATTTATCAACACAGATATTATACACGAAAATTCTCCTGTACAAGCTGATAGGTTGAATGGTGGAACAACATACACAAGATATAGAATAGATACAGATGGTGCTAATAATACTCCTGCTGATGCTTTATTTTTAAATGATGAGGTTGCTTACTATAGAGTTAGAGGTGTTAGCAAAACTACCACACAAGGAAGTGGAAGTGGTGTTGTAAAAACCACTATGTTCGAGTTGAGATTTTACACTATTGATAGAGATATGCAGCCTAGCTCTAATGATGCTAACACATATGCAGGTGTTTATTATACAGAATTAAGAAGTGATGCTACAACAAATTTTATCAACAGAAGATTTTCAGGCACTATTGCTGATGATACAACATTACCTAAATATTTTAAATTACATTGGCTAGATGTAACAGGAGGAATTTCATCATATACCTGTAAAGAAAATGTAACAATAAGTTATGCAAATACAAAAGACACTATATTAAGAAAGGGTTCAAATGTTCTTCAATCAGGTGTTCCTTTTAGTAGTGGATATACCCAATATCCATATGGAACAAGCCCTGTTTCTGGTTCTACACTTCCTTCGTCTACTGTTTTACCAAACCCTTACACAACTCATATTGGAGATACTTTAAGAGGTAGAGACGTTCATAAAGGTGGTGTAGAGGTCTTGTCATCAAAAACTATAAAAATAGGTACTGCTACAACTCAACCTTTAAATGAGGTTCAAGCAGAATGGCTAAGAACTTGTGCAACATCTCCTAATGTATGGACAGAGGAATTAATGAAATATGCTGCAAATGAAGCAAACCCAAGTATAAATCAAGTTTTTCATAAAAGGGAAGCTCAATTAAGAGCAAATGGAGGTACAATGTATGGTAGTGGCAAGCATCCAACTAACTATCAAATGTTACCTATTGTGATAACAAATTCAGAGGTCAATGTCTACGATAAACAAAAAGGTTATGTTACAATAACTTTTGAATTTATGTATTCTCATCCTGTATCAACACAAAGAAACTAAAATGAGCAAAAGTGTAGAAATAGAATTATTAGAGAGTAATCTTAATACCCCTAGATATGGTATGGGCAGTAGTGGTAATATTTTACATAACTCAGGCTTTTCTAGTAATACTGATTGGCTTTTAAATGTCCAAAGTGGTTCTTGTACTCAATTATGGTCAATCACAGGTGGTCATATTAAAAAAACAAGCACAGCAAATTGTTCTTACTTTGAACAGCCTGTAAGTCTTACAGAGGGTCATAGATATATGGTTCAGGTTAGGTTTAAAAATTACAATAGAGTTGGTAGTTTGTTGTTAGCAAATCATGTTGGAACAGGTGGTAACCATACTGTTTTTAATTCAACTATAGTTCCATCAGGCTCAGCAGGAACAGGTTCTAGCTATAGAACCTTACAATCTTTTTGGGTACAAGGCAGTAACAATACCAATAGAGTTAGATTTTATATGCATGCAGGAGGTACTGTAGATATAGATTATATACAAGTCTATAAAGTCGGTAGTGCAGAAGAAAATATTCATGGTAGGTTAGATGCAACCACAACAGATACCTTTCCTTTAGCACTTACTTTTTCTGTCAATGACCCCACACAAATAGATGCAAGGAAGGGAGCATATAGTAAAACATTTGAAATACCTGCAACAGAAAACAATAATAGAGTTTTAAAACATTTTGCAATACCAAATTCAACTAATTTAGGAGCAAGTATTTTTAATAAAATTTCTTGCAGAATTATTATAGGAGGTCTTTTTTCTATTAGAGGTTTATTACAAGTAAAAGAAAACACAAGAATAGATGATATGCCCTTATCATATAGCTGTGTTTTTTTTGGTGATAACTTAGAGTGGAGCACAAGTATTGGAACAAAATATTTAAGTGATTTGCAGCTTGAAAATTCAACAGATTTAGAAGTAAGTGCAAAAAATATTATTACTTCTTGGAATCAAGATAATGCAACAGAAACGACAGATGTTTTAACAGGAACACAATCAACTAACACATCACCTGTAGTTTATCCTATTTCTACATATGGATATACAAATCAAAACTCTACTTTTATAAGAACACTTGCTCTTAATAGAACACAAGAAGAGGTTGATTATCTCAAAAATGGTACTGCACTATCAGGTAAAAAAAGTGTTATGGGTAGTCCTAATCACTCTAAAAATTATAAAAACGCAGACCCTACAAGTGATTGGAGACCAATGGTTTGGGTTTACAATATGATACACCAAATATTTGCAGACGCAGGATATAAAATAGAATCTAATTTTATTGAGTCCGATAATTTTAGGAAACTTCTCTATGCTTCTCCAAACTTTACTTATAATGACCCAAACATTAGATACACAAATTTTAGCTTTCTTGGAAATTTTAAAAACAGTACTAAAACAAATTGTTCTGCAGTAACAAATTCAACCTTAACATTTCATAATGAAGAGCACTCAATATTTAGAACATGGATGAGTGCAGGTGCAGGGCCTAAATCTTGGGCTCCTGATGGAGACAGGGAAGCAATAAATATAAATAACGATAGTGTTTTAAATATGCCTTGGGCTGTTACAAGATTAAAATTTGATAATGCTACTTGTAATGCCTATCAAAACAATGTTGGTGGTTCAGGTAGATTTCAACCTGCTACAGGAGAGATTGTCAATAGCTCACCTATTTTGCAGCAGTCTACTTTGATATCTACAGCAGGATTTGGAACTTCTAATGACCCTAAGTATAGTGTATTTACTATTGGAGAATCAGGCTATTATACTTGTAGTACAAAAAATATCATGTATTATTATAATTTTAATTCAGGCTTTTGGACAGGTACAGGAACCTCAACTGCTTCAAGTGTATTAAAATTATATGGTGGTTTAACTTGGCAAGTAAAAAGAACAGGAACAACAATAAATGAATGGAAAGGGTTTGGAGAGGGAGAAGGTGCTGAAGATGAATTTGGTAACGTAATACCTGAACAAGAGCTTACACCTACAAGTGGTATTCGTAGAAATCAAACCTCTTATTCTTTTGGAGGTACTTTACAAGAGCATCAAGTACAAGGATATCTTCAAAAGGGCGACCAATTAAGGGTTTGTTTTATGTATTGGAATCCAAGAAGAAGAGCAGACCAAACAGGTAGTAATGTAACTGAAGGCAGCCATATGATACAGTATGGAGCTACAACAGGACAAACAACAACTATAACTTATAATTTAGAATTGATTGGTGGTAGATACAACAATTTTGGCAATGGTAATGGTTCTGTCAGTATTGAATTAACTAACCCTGATGAGGTAGAATATATGTCTACTTATGATTTACAAGATATTTTGCCTAATGACCAAAAACAATTAGATTTTATTAAGGGTTTAGCACATTCATTTAACTTACAGTTTTCAACAGATACAGCTTCAAAAACAGTATTTATAGAGCCATATAATGACTTTTACTTACCACCTAGTCAAGCTATAGATTGGACAGAAAAATTAGACAGGTCTAAAGAAATGGTTACAAGCTTTATAGAAACTAATCTAACTAGAAGGTTAGTTTTTAAATACAAAGAAGATTCTAAAGACAGAAGGATTAAATGGATGGGTGAAAATTATTTTGAAAACATACCTGATATGTACCCTGAAATAATTGATTTAGGTGATAGTTTTCCTGTTGGAGAAACAGTTTTTGAAAATCCATTTTTTTCATCAAGTTATGAATCACAGAACCCATATATAGTTTCAGAAGAGCCTTATACAGATAGAAGTTCTGACCCTAGTAGAAATTTTTATTCTGCTGCTTTGTGGGAAAAATTATATCCTGTAAAGGCAGACGCAAAAGGTAAAGAGTTTCAGCCACGCTTACTTTATTACAACAAAGTACAAAATCTATCAAGTAGTTCATCACATACAAGCCCACCATATAATTGGGGGTTTTCAAGTGTATATGATAGTAAACTAGATGTTTTACCTGCTAATTCTGCTGCAAATGTTCTAGTTCCTGATGTTACTTTTTTTACCTCAAATTTTCAAGGTGTTAGGTATGGTCATGGTACAGGTGGTTGGACAGGTAATATATGTAGTGCAGTATTTGTAAATAGACATGAGTTTACAAATCAGTTTGGTCTTTGTTATGGTGATTATTGGGCAAAAGATTATGACCCTGCTACAAACAGCTACAATGCAGTAGGAGACCAAGTAGGTCATGGTTTGTACTCAAGATATTATGCTTCTATGATTTCTGATTTAGCTGCAAACCCTAAAAAAATTACAGGTTATTTTGATTTAAAATTAAAAGATATAACAGAATTAAATTTTAGAAAGTTAGCATATATTGATGGTGTTTACTATAGAATAATAAAAGTTGTAGATTATAAACCACATTTGAATGAAACAACAAAAGTAGAATTACAACAAGTGAGTTTTGGAGAAGGTGAGAGAGCACCTAATATAGTTTTTATAAGTGAAAACTCTAGTGGTAGTGGTAGCAATACAGGAGGTGGTTCTTATGATAATGATGGTGGTAGCACAGACGTTCCAATAGACTTTGATTAATATTAAAATGGCATACAAGAAAGAAGAAATATTATATGATACTACAGTAGTAACAGATGTTAAAAGAAAGGTTACAAAAAACATACGCATAGATTTTGATTCAAATACTTCTGAAACTTATTATGGTTCATGGAAGCCTAGCACAACCCAAGATATTTCAGGAGGTGGTAATGCTAGAACAAAAGAAGTGCTAAACTTTCCTACTTCTGTTGTAACAGCAAATGGATATCTTATGAGTTCAACAGGTAATTTTGTTACTATATTATATCAACAAACAGCATTGATTTCTTTTAATTTTTCTTCTACTGTTTTAACTCTTGCAAATAGATTATTAGGAGCTGCTCAACTGCAATACAGTACAGATGGAGAGACTTGGACAGATATACAGGGTACCCTGATATATAATTATAATAGAGGAATACAAACAAGTGGTGGTGCTGCAGCCTTTGGTTCAATATATGAGGGTGCAGGTAGCGTTAGCATATTGCATGATTTTGCAGCTAACTCTCTTTTAAGAGCAAGGTTTTGGATAGAAGGAAGGTCAAATTCTAGTAGTGGATTAAGAACAGAGATAGAGGGCTGTCGTTTAAGTATTAAATCAATGCCTACTTTAACAACAAAAAGTACAAATGACTATCTATCTAACAGTAAATCTCCAACAGTATTTGATGTTGATTCAGGCACTACTATAATTGATGCTAATAGTTATAGCAACAACTTGATACCTAAACACGCTTTTATGATTGCACCTTTTAATTTGAAGTTAAGTAATCTAACAGGTTATATAAATATTGTTAATAGTAATAACTCATCATTTACCATAAGTATTTTTAAAAAAGAAACATCAATTTCTACTACAAGTGATAAACCTGTTACATTACTTTACACACAAACTCATGTCGTGGGCCCTCTTGATGCTAATGATAATCTTTGTTTATTATTAGACACTACTAGCAATTCTGCTGTATTTAACAACACAATAGAAATTTCTCAAGGTGAAGGTCTTTTTTGTACTATAAGAAGAAATAGTGGTAGTAGTTCTACAGCAACTGTTTTTGCAAATTTTGAGGTTGTTTTTGAAGAAATTAATCCTGACTTTCCAAACATTGAAGGAACAAATAATGGTATTGTAAAAGAAGAACTTACTTTACCTGCTTTATGTTACACTAATCAAATCATAGAAAAAGTTTGTAAATAATGAAAGATATATCAATTATAAAAACTTCCCTTAACAAAGAATCTAAAATTTATTTTAAGATGTTAAAAGATGAATTAGAGTTTCAAAAGCACATGGCTTCAGGAAAGTTAGCTGATGGTTTTTATGCAAGAGTAGAAAAAAGAAAAGACTCAATCGTAATGAAAATTATGAATAATGCTAACTATATGTGGAAGGTCAATGGTAGATTGCCTAATGGTAGAACACAAGGGGTTAGTGCTAGTTATTCAGACTTGTTAGATTGGACAAGACGTAAAGAAGGTAGAGGAGAGCTAATATTTACTAGCGAGTACGATAGAATTAGATTTGTAGCAAAAGTAAAAACAGAATTAGAAGATAGATATTTAACAAGAGGTGGAGAGAAAGTAGCTCCTAGAAGATACTTTTTTATAAATGTAGTGGTAGGTCAAATAAAAGATAGTGATTTAGATAAAAAATTAGAAGATAGTATAAACAAACAAATAATTAAAAACTTAGGTTTGAATAAAAAACAAAAAGTTGTTAAAATTAATATAGGGTAAGATATGGCACAAGATACTAAAATAGCTTTTGAAGTAGAGATTAAAAATGTTACTGAGGTTAGTAAGCTAAAAGAAGAATTAAAAAAACTTAGAAAAGAGCAAAGAGAGATTGAAAAGCAAACCAATGCTACAGGTAAGGCTAGTAAAAAAAATGCAGAACAATATACAAGAACTGCAAAGACTATTTCAGAAAAATCTAAAAGACTAAGGAATCTAAATAAAACATTAAGAGGTAGCACTACAGCAACTAATAAAGCTACAAAATCTAGTAATAGTATGGCAAAGCAATTTTTAAAAGCTTCTGCAGCTATAGGTATTGTAGTTGGTGCTTTTAGGGCTATAAATGGTATGGTAAGTAGTGTCATAAAAACTTTTACTGAGTTTGAATTTGCTATGGCTAAAGTTAATGCTGTGTCAGGAGCTACAGAAAAAGAATTTAAAAAACTTACTGAAACTGCAGAAGAGCTTGGTAGAACCACTTTCTTTACAGCAACACAGGTAGCAGAACTACAACTAGCTTTTTCTAAACTAGGTTTTAACACGCAAGAAATTTTAGATGCACAAGGGGCAACACTAGACTTAGCAACAGCAACAGGTAC